GGGGTGGTATGGCTCTCTCTTAATTACATGGATGCACCTAAAAAAATTGACGAACGGCCTAAAAGAAGTGGTAAAAAATTGGTCTCGGAGGCAAGCTATTAAATTTTTTCAAATATGGAACAAATAAATTTTAAACCTTACTTAGACGGGAGTTATATTGATCATGAAGGCAAACTTTGTGTACTGGTTGACATAAATAAAACCTTATACAAGTTTAACGTTCAGGGTTTTAAGGTTGTTAACGGTGATGTTTTAACCAATATGCAACCAGTGATACACTTTTATTTTTTTGAAAACTAAATTTCTATAAAGCACAAAACAGAGTTGGATTCTATATAACATAAACCAGCACAAATAACAGGTAATATATATCATAATATTTTTAATAATATTGCAAACAATAAAACAAGGGAATTATGAGCAGAAAAACATTAAAGCAGAGGCAGTTTAAAAGAATATTTGGATATTATTTAATCCAAAACCAGCTAACTTTTTACAAAGTTACCGATAATAAGGTTGTCAGGGCAACTGAGGAAGAGATTAAGGATTATATTCTTTTTTCTCCAACGCACCCGTTCAAAATGATTTTTGAAGATTTTGTATGGCTGGCTAAACTGATCGGGATTAAGTACAATCAGTTTAAATTATTTCAAGCTAAAGTTATGGCAAATGCTAAAAGTAAGGCAAGTTCCGGCAGGCGTTTTTATGTTTTGCCGGATTGGCAAGGAAAATATCGTGTCGTTTCAAGGGGAGATGTTAAGAAATTACAGGCAAAAGGGATTATGAGCAAAAGGGTTACTTTCAAAGATTTAATAAACGAGGCATTGTATTTTACTAAATAATTTTTATATTTGTTACCCATAAATAATCTTAAAGTTGTTAGATTCGACAAGAAAAAAGGCAGGGATTAAATTCCCTGCCTTTTTTTATTAAACCTAAAACCAAAAATTATGAAGAAAACTATGACTGTGACTCTTTTTGTGCTTCCTGTTTTGTTTTTTTAACTGCATTTTTTATCATATTCATTGCCTGCGGATCGCCTTTTTTCTCTACTTCTCCTTTACCTTGCTGTATTTGCTGGTTCATTTGCTGTAACAACTCCGGTGGAATGTTTTGCCCTTGTGCCTGTCCTTGTTGTGGCATCTGTCCTTGTGCTTGTTGTTGTTTTTGTGCCTCTTGTTTCTTTTTTTGAAGTGAATCCATGAGTTGAGAGGCAAAAGGCATATTGGTATTTTCCAAAAACATTTCAAGGTCAATGTATTGACCCTCTAACAGTTGCATCAATGTTTCATCAATCATTTGTCGATATACCGGGCTATCGGTTCCTTTCGTTACTGTAACGTCAAATTCAATGTTCCTGACTTTCTCCGGTTCATATATTTTTGCCTCTTCCGTGTATCTTTGTCCTGAGATAGCAAGGAATCTTCTTTCTTTGTAAAACTGATGTATTGTTTTAATAGCCTTCATGTCTCTTTTTTGTTGGAAATTTTGAAATGTTTCAAGGAAATCCAACGAATTAATAGAACTGTTCTGAGCCTCCTGAGCATACAAGGAGGCTGGTTTACCTTGTCCGCCATCATGTCCTTGCATTGCACCGGAAACACCGGATATTTCCTGTATTAACTGCATTTGCAGTGATAACATTTCATGCGCACCGATATTGGTTGCATTTGTAGATATTTGCTGTGGCAGTTGTTGACCGGGTTTTTGTTTAATTTTAATAACTCCATCAAATTTGCTCCATTCATCCGTAAAATCATCAATAGTGTAACCATCCGGGATTGCATCCTCTGGAACCAACAGAACACCTTTAGCGGCCGCACCCATAATAAAATCCAACAATCCGATCAGTCTGTTAATGTACCTTTGCTGTCCTCGTATATCTTCGATTAATCCCCATATCATTCCGTCAACGAGCGGGTAAAGATCAATGGAATATGGATGTTCGCCATGGGTATAAGGCTCTTTTGTCTCGTACAATAAATTTCCGTAAGGAGTTAGGTATTTACCTAACCAATACTGATGAAATTCATCCCAAGCGTCAATAAGCGGCACTTCTTCTGGATCAAATCCTTGCTCGATAGCATTTTGCATCCGTTGTTCATTAATCTGGTCTATTTCTTCAAGGCTGTATTCGGTAGTTTTCCATGAGCCATCTGCGTAGTCATGCGCCAGTGTTCTCCATTCTCCTTTCTTTTCCCATACTTCAATAACCCGGCATTTGTGCGCAAGTCTCGGAATATAAAAATCTTTCTGACTTACATTTTTGGTTCCCAATCCATTCAGTTGAAAAATATAATCTAAGTTTCTGTGTTTATATAAATTCCTCAGTCGTTGTTCATCCTTTTTGTTTTCTGCAAAGGCCGCAACAACTTCATCAATCGTTAAATCATGAATTTCTCCCAACAAATACAAATTATGATCTACCCTAATATCAGTTATATCCGTATTCATAAAGAATTTATTCAAAGAAATGTTTTCAATAAACAGATCATAAGTTTGCCTTGAAGGCCAGTAAGCGTATGTTGTTTTAGCTATATTAGCCCCGGAAATTAATTTCTCTTCGTAATTTCTTACATCCAATTCTTTTACTACATTAATTTGTTTTACTGCTTGCAGGGCATTTGTCATCATTTCACTCGCCTCTGAATCTTCTTGCGAACGTGAAACAACTATGGATTTTGAAGGGTTATTCCTGTACTGACCGATCAGATTTTTTACAATTTGCCGGGTAATATTCTGAACAAAAGGAATTTTTCCTTTTTCTCTCATGTAAGTATCTTCTCTTACATAATTTCCTGTTTCCGGGTGCTTAATAATTTCGTGCCATTGATCGCCACGATAATATTTTACCATTGTCTCTCTTCGCTTGCGAAGATCAGCCATATTTTCCCAACAAATCCTGCAATTTTCTAATAGTTCAAGATTCGCGCGAACATTTTCCCGGCCTTCTTCTCTTGCAATTTGTGTATTTGTTTTTTTCTTGTTACCTACATTCTGAGCATTGTATAACCGCAAGTCTATGTTTTCTCTGTAACTCATAATTAACGTTGGTTTTTTTATTCGTTATTATTTTCTTTTTTTATATTTAAAGGTTCATATTCTCGTGGATCATCTTCTTTTGCCAGTTCAGACGCTTTTCTTATATATTTGCGCTTCTGCTCTTCACTGCCGTATTCATCAAGTTCGTTTATGATTTGCGTATATTCTTTCAGCATTTCGCTTTTATAATATTTCTCTGCATCCATTAGCCTAAAAAATTCTTCATAATTATTTTGTCGTTTCCATTCGCTAAGTTTCCTATCATAATCCCTGTAATAGTCAACAGCACTATGGTAATTATCTTTTATCGGATCAGCATAACCTTTTCCGAGGAACCTGTATAAAATAGGCACTTGTTGAAGATCAAAATTAGAGAGTGATTCTCCGAAACTTTTATCTTTATCCAGCATATCTTTTCCGGCTTCAAATCCATTAACAGTTGTAGCCATGATTTGATTAGCCAGTTTTCCGGCTCCACCAAGATAGCTGGTTACAAGGTGTTCTATCCATGCTGGGTTTACGTCCAATATATCTGGAACCTCTTTCCGGTTTCCGGCTTCATCGTAATAATAATTATACCCTATTTCTGGATCGCCTCCACCTAACTTGAAAAGTGCATCGGTTATTTTCGGATACAACTTGTTAATGTGATCGAAATACATTTGCGAATCAGCTTTGCGTTCAGCCTCAGCAAGTGTAAAGGGTTCTTTGTAAATGCTATATCCCGCAAAATTTTTGTTTACTGCAATATCATACCAGGGAATAGCATAAGTTGGTATAAGCGGCCTCCATGCAAAATCGCCCTCTTCTGAGACAAAACCGGAAGCATCTACCGGAATAAAGGCTTTACTAAGTCCACCGATACCTTTTCCGATCACTTCTTCTGCCGATTTCCTTCCGGTCATAGCATCATAAGAAAGTCCGCCAATCATGTGGAAATACCTAAGAATATGAGGCATTGGAATATCCAATGTTTTTCCATCAAAAGTTGGAAGTATCATGTAATTGTGTTTCTTATAATCATTGAGCTTGTCATACAATCTTACGCCTTCATCATCTTCTCCGCCAAACAGATCAAGGAGCCATGATACCATAAAGCCTTGTGACATTAACAATCCGTGTACCAATCCAAATTTAGCCGGACTGGCTCCCCACAATTCGCCATATCTTTGAATACCCTGAACAGCGGCATTAAAGAATACATAATTTGCACCAAATACATTGCTCCATTTTCCTTTCTTGTTGAAGTTTACGGTTACTCTTTTTGACTGATAAGCGGCCTCATCATTTGAGTATTTCATATCTTTATAAGTTAAGAATGTAGCAAAACGGGCAATGTTTTCGGAGAAATTTGCAAGTTGTTCTAAATGCTTGAAAACATTTTCTCCTTGCTTTTCTAAGTGTCTTAAAGGATTGTATTGTTGTTTCTTGTCAAGTCTTTTTATTTTTTTACGTATTTTCCTTTCGTACCTTTCTGGATTTTTAAGGTGCATCCAACCTGTTTCCCCTCCATGATCTAACCATTTTTGTACTTCATCCTGCAAATACTTCTTTTCTTCTTTTGAGCCTTTATTCTTTAATAGAGCTTTTGTGGCCTTACGCATATTCTTGATAAAGGCTCCGGTTTGCCCTATATCTCCTTCAACAAAGTGCGCAACTGCGGCAAGGGGAATATCTCTTGTCATGTTGGCAATAACAAAGTTAGGGTTATAGCTTGTGTATAACTGCCCCATCGTTCTTGTTATCTCTCCAAATCCGGGAGTATGATTAATTAATCCACCTGTAATTTTTTGTATTTGTTTATCACTTGTCAGGCCGTTGTTAAATACATCTCTTAATGCTCCGAGTTGTGTTCCTATATCTCCTTTAATTGCTCTTGCTATATTGGGATCATTGGCATAAAGAATGTATTTTTTGCCATTCATATAAACTTCAATCTCTTGCTCTTTGGCCTGATATTTTGTTCGCTTGCTCTTGTAAGTATTATCAATCCTTGTCTTTACAAGCGGCTCCCCGTTTTCGTTCTTTTGTCCGAAATATTCTTCTGACGGTCTCTCTATCATTTCGGTTCTTATAGTATTTCCTTCTTTATCTCTTGTACCCATATCAACGGCATAAATAATATGAGCCGATCCTATACCATCCATAATAGAATTGCCGTCTTTATCTTTGATATTTTTATTGGCACTAATAAGCCGTGCAAAGGCTTTCCTGACTGCATTTCTTTCGCCTTCAATGATAGCGGCATTTGCCATTGAGTGTATTTGTGGCAATGGATTAGCTGGTTTAGTTTTACGCCCTTTTCTTTTCATCAAGGTATTCATTTGATCCGCAACATCACTTGAAAAATCCCATTTTTCCTCTGCGGCTTCATCCCAGCCTTTCAACGGAACGTAGAAATTAAAACGGTTCCTTAGTTCTTCCAGCGTATCACTGTTTATTCTGTCATAATCAAACCATTTCTGCAATACAAAATCAGTGGCTTTCCTTACTTCCTTATGCAACTTATTTACTAACTCACTGTCAACATTATTCTCAAAGTTAGAAATGACTTGTTTTGAATAATCATCCGGGAGTTGATCTTTTACGTTTTCTGCAAAACCTGTAAAATCAATCTTCTTTAAATCTTCCCTTAATCCGTTTATTTCTTTTTCTGTGGGTTCTTTTCCTTTTTCCTGTTGTTTTTCTATATACTCTTTAACATGCTTTTCTCTGAAAAACTCGTTATTTTCAAGTGAATGTTTTGCAATCAAATAATCTCCAATAGATTCAACTGACTGGCCGTGTTTTTTGCTTATTTTTTCCACTACATCGTTCAACGGTTTTTCATGGTTCTTTTCATAATCTTCTTGTTTCTTCCTTACCTTACCATAGCTTAAATTTTCCTTTTTATATACATCGGCAGATTCCGGTATTTTTCCTCCTCGTTTATTCTTTACTTCTTTTTGCATTTTCTTTACTGAAACTTGCAAGTCCTGTACGCCTTCAACAAAATAATCCTTCGGACTTTTAACAAACTTTGGTGCGCCATCGTCACTATCCTCTTTCTTTTCAGCCTTAAACTGAGAGTTGGTTGTTTCCTGTCCTGTACTTACAGGGTTAGCACCTTTTCTTAAATACTCCCTGTTTTTTTGCAATAAATTATTTATATCATTTTGGTTGTATTTCAGATTAAAAAAGTTTCGCAACAATTCTCTTACTTTAGAAACAGCTTTTTGAACCACGTTTGGTTTTTGATCTTTCTCTGCCTGTTCGGCCACGTATTCATCTGCTATTGTTACTTTATCCTCTGTGTTATACATCTGACTGATCCTGTCAATATCAGATTGCTCCATGGAGTTGTAAATATCTTCCAATACTTTATTGTATTGGCCTCCTAATACACCTCTTAATCCTTTGTGTCCTACAATCTCGTGAAGTGCAACACGTTTAGCCGCATCTGTATTTTTTATGTTATCTGCAATGATATAAGTTTTGCCTGTACGTGGATCGTGAACACCGGAAATTTCTCCCTGTATTTGTTGCGTTTTTTTCTGCTGTCTTACTCGCTCCGGTAGTTCTTTTTCTGTTCGTACAACTTTAACATTTGCATTTAAATCACTGTTAAATTGGTCTGCAATGGATTGTATTGCCTGCGTAAATTCTCCTTTACTTACTGCAAGGTTTAAAGCATCCCCGGCAAACTCAGTGTTATTTTTAGGATTCTCCGCAAAACTGTGAAAAGGTTTAACTTTCTTTATTCTGAATTTTGGTCTGAAATTTTCATTTAGTTGACGTGCAAATTCACTGGCTTGTTCTTGATTGTCAAACAGGAATCCTTTTGCATACTTACTCCAATAACCGCCAATATTCTTAGCAAGTTTTTTAGATTTAAAGAAATCATCTCTGGCAAGGTTTTGAGAGAGTTTAACAATCTTCATATCCTTGTCATGCTTAGTATGATGATAGTCGTCTATGGTTACAAATGAATCCGGGCTTAAAGGAGAATAATCTTCATCTTCCTGTTTTTCTCCTGTGCCTTTATTTTCTCCTGCGCCTTCTTCTTGTTCTACTTCCTGATTTTCCTCTACATCTTCATTCTGTTTTGCATCTTCCTTTAAATCTTCCTGTGAAATTTTATCCGGTACGCTGCTTAATTCTTCAATTCGCTCAAACAGTTCTTTTGTGGATTCAATATGAGTTAAATCGGTTTGTTGTTCTGGTGCTATTTCGTAATTGTCAGGATTCTTGATTTTATCAATAACAATAACTTTAGTTCTTACTTTCGTTCCGGCACGTTCAAAAGTAACCGATGGCAGTGTTATTTCTGCCCGTTTAACTGCATCTGGATTTTTTAGTTTTCCCTTTTCATTTTCTCCATTAAAGAAATCATCTAATCTCTTTTGCATTGCATTTCCTTCCGGCACAATAGCAACAATACGCCCTCTATCTCTTAAATGATTATTAAAGGCTTTTTGTATATGCTCTATTGCAGTTTTACCACCTTTACCAAAAGGAGGATTCATAACAACACTGTCATAACTATTGACTTTATCTAAATTTTCAAAATCAGTTTGCTCCAATCTACCACTACCAGCATTAACCTTTAATTTTGAAAACAATCCCTGCATTGGTTCTAATGCTGTGAGTTTAGATTTTTCCGGTGCAAACCGGGCAATGGCTCCGTGTCCTGCGGATGGTTCTAACACGTCACCGCCTTCTGGTACTTTAGCCCAATCCCGGATCATTTTAAATCCTAAAGGCTCAGGGGTAGCAAAATAATCCTGTCCTTCCTGTGATTTATTCTTAGATGTTTTCTTTAAATTCGTATGATATAGAGCCTTAGCCTCTTCATACTCTGACATTTTTGCCTGCCTTGCGTCTCTTTCTTTGCCTCCGGTTCCTTGTTCTGTATGTGGATCGTAACTTTCTGCGTGTTCAAATCCTTGTTTGAATGATTTTCTTAAATCCCTTGCAATACTACCCATTGCAAGATTTTCCGTAGTGCCTACCCGTCTATTAATTTCTGAACCGAAAAGTGCGCTTTCAAGGTCTAATCCTAAAACCGGGTATTCCATTATAGCGTTTGACTGCACACCCATTCTATAAATTCTACCTTCAACTTGAAGTGCTGTAATAGGATCGGAAGGCATGGTAATATTCATCATTACTCTTTGTTTGCCGCCTTCTTTGTCGTGCAGATCAATTCCTTCTTTCCCGGCTTGCTGGTTAACTATGAGTATATCTTTGCCGCTGTTATCATCATTGAATTTCTTTTTGGCTTCATTTTTCTCTTTATTTGAAATTCTGCCGTTATAAACCATTACATTGTCTTCCCCTAATTTCTTCTTCAATACATCAATAGGGTTGATTAAGTCATAACTTAAATTAAATAACTGCGGATTATCTTTTTTAAACTGTTCGTATTCTTCCAGTGCTTTTTTATCATCTTTTATGTATTTTGTGACTTGTTTGCCGTTTTTCATATCTACATACTGATAATACGCACCTTCAAAATCAAAAGGATGCTGTATTTCAGCCTCATTGTACCCATGATAAATAGCAACTTTTCTTCCAAGTTCTCTGTGTTTCTTAATCCTTTCTGCTACATAATTGGCTTTTAATACTTCAAACAGTCGCTTAGGATAGTGGCCTTTACCTATAAAACGGAACCGTGCATACTTTGATAGATGTTCGTATTTTCTGCCATCAATAGCGTTTTTGATTCCTTCATTTAATATTTGACTCTCTTTGTCAGACACAATAGGAAATTCTCTGGAATAATCCTTGTTTACTTCCAATACTCTTGCGCTCATTGAGCCTTGTTCCATAAGCGCATCCGCAAATCTTCGCTCCAATGCAGAAACATCAACGGAGGCTTCATCTGGTTGGGTAAGTTTATTATACCTCATTCTATACCCAAAGTTACTTACGAAGAAATTTTCCTCTGCATCTGGAACATTATAAGCGTTCTGATTTTCACTTTCTCCCCAATCAAACAGATATTTATTTGCATATCTTAGATTAAAGTGTGATTTGAAAGGAGTTGCAGAAAGGAAAACAGCCTTAGTGTCTTTTGCTTTTTTAGCTTTTTCCTCTAATTCGGGCAATACTTCTTCCTGCTGTTTGTTTAATTCCTCTATCTGTGCGTCTATTTCTTCAATTTGCTTGTCTATATCCTTATATTCCCTTACATCTGCTTTCTTGTCTTTGTAATTCTCTAACTGATATTTTTTGGCTCTTAATTCTCTTTCTTTAGGCCATAGCCCTGTATTGTCTTTGTATTTTTCTAAACTCCAATGATAGGATTTATTAGTATGTTGATAATGATTTATTGTAGTTTGAGAGGCTTGTCCTTTATTGTCGCCCATTAACTTGTGACTTTCATCGTACATGACAAGATCAAATTCAGAATCTTTCATGTTATTGTTGTCAATGAAATTTTTAAATGTGACAATATTTATCCCTTTCTCCTGCGGCTTACTCTTAGTGTCAGGTACTTGATATAATTCCATATCTAAATTTTCGGCAACATCAGCCCAATCTTTGATTTTTGGTTGAGAAGGTACAACAATAAGGATTGTGCCGTCCGGGTTGAATTGTTTTTCTCTCTTGATTAGTCCAAGTCCGGTATAAGTTTTTCCGGTTCCGGTGGCATTGGCAAACAACATTCCTTTGCCGCCTTGAACATATAAGCGTTTTTCGCCTTTTTGTGCGTCAGTGTGTTGTTCTGGATATAATTGAGGAAGTGATTGAGCAATACTTTCTTTATTGCCTCTTTCGTCTTTTACCTGTTCATCTACCTTTCCTTCTTGCTGTTGTTTCTCTCCATGCTCTTCGGAAGATGTTTCAGGTAAATCTTGATTATCTTTAGAATCTCCCTGTACTTCTTCTGATTCAAATACGGGCTTTCCTTCATTAGAAGTAGGAGAGCCTGATCCGGTGTCTCTATCATCGGGGGAAACGCCATCATTATTGTTAGATCGTTGTTCTCCTGTGCGTAGTTGTTGATTGCCTCCCTTTCCAGTAGAAGCGGGAGAACCTCCCACGTTTTGAGAGCCACCAGCTCTGCCTTGTCCTCGTCCAGTGTTGGAAAATCCTTCATTACCTGATTGGTCAATTCCTTCATTAGATTCTCCTCCCGCTCGTCTATCAGTCTCGGAGGAAGGCTCATCATCATTTTGGTTAGTTTGTACTCCATCGTCTGCGTTTCCGCTATCTTGTTGAGTATTTCCTGATCTATTCCTAACATTTTTATCTTGTTTTTGGTCGTTAAATAAATCGCCTTGTTGTTCAGCGGCTTGTATAGCTTTCTCTTTGTCAGATTTTAGTTGCTCAATCTCCTGTTTGATTCTCTCTATTTCCTGATCGTAAGGTTTGAGAGCAATATCATAATTTTCTTTGTTAAATTCAAACAGGGCATCCCCGGCAAATAAGTCTCCTTGCTCTTGTGTATCTCCCCAAAGGCCGTTGCGATCATTTAACTCCGCAACTTTCTTTTCCCGTTTTTTCTTTGCCTTAGAGAGTTCCTCTTCTTTTTCTCTTATTCGCTGGTCGTACTGTTCTGCGATTTTTTGTTGCTCCGGGGTTCGTTGAGAATCTTCTGAGCTTTCTCTTTTTCCTGCATCCTTTGAAGAATCCTCCTTGCCTTCTGTCTTTTTGCTCTCTTTTTGATTTCGTCTTTCTTCATTTTGTTTTTCGTTTAGGTATTCTTTAAGTCGATTATATTCATTTTCTGTATATGGAAATTGACCGAAATATCCTTGTTGATTTAACGATTCTAAATCTTCAAGGGTTTCAATCTCATACTCTGAAATTATGTGTAATACATCGCTATATTCTTCTTCTAATGTGTTTTCTTCATTAACTTTGTTTATAACATCCTCTGCTGATTCTAATACTTCATCAACACTTACTGGCTCGTAATGTGCGTCCGCACCTTTACCAGTTTCATATACACTAAAATAATCATTTGCTACTGCATTTTCAAATTCTGCGAGTAATTCATGCGCACGATAAGTATTTTTTCCTTCTTGTATATCCTTAATTGCCCCTTTAACTTCACTTTTCTTTAATCCACCTAATTTTAAGTCCTCAATGATTTTTGGATAAACTTCATGTGCTTGTGATAATTTACTGAATATTTCCTGTACCTTTTCGCTTCTTTCATTTAAAGGTACAAAATTAGTCATTTCACTTGTGTTTTTTATCTCATTATCCCGGTAAACCTTTTTACCATTGTCGTTAAAAATTCCAATATCCCAGCGATAATTGTCATATTTCTTTCCTTTCTTGTCTTTTACTTTATATCCTAATTTAGCGGCCTGTTGAACAATATCCTGATACTTTTTCCTACGTTTTTGTATAGAAGTTTCTTTATTGTATTGTTCAACCTGATCTAATAGTGAATTTTTGGCTATTGTTTTTAAATTGGAGAATGGTTTACGCTTAGGTTTGGAATAAGTCTGTGCTGTATTAAGCCATTCTTTAAAATGTTGCTCTGTAACTTCTGTAATGGCTTCGGCATTATCGGCTCCTTTATTGTAGTTTGACTTGTAAGCCTTTAAGGCTTCATTTTTAGAGGCAAATCCCATCATTACTTTGTGTTCATCAAAAGAGCCATCTTCATTATATTGGTCAACTACATAAATATTGCCTTCTTCCGGGTTTTCTGACAGGAATACATCAATCTGATCTCCGTCTTTTCCTTTGGTTCGATTGAAGTAACCGTAGTCATGGTTTATGGTTACACTCCACTCATTACCCTGTTGGTCGGTTCCACTCCTTTCTGAACCTTTCGGGTTTTCAATGGCAATCTCCAATCCACGAATATTTCTTTTTTCTTTCTTATAGTTTCCGGCTTTCTTTTGCGCCTCGGATGGTTTTTCCTCTGTTTTTTCGGAAGTCGCCTCTTTATCGGACGGCTTCTGCTCTGTTTCAACACTTCTGCCTTCATTGGCTGGTTGATCAGATTGTTTTAATTCCGGGTATTTTTTAGATAGTTTCTTCCTTATTTCTTTTTCTATTCTATCAGCCTCCTCTTTTTGAAAACTTTCTAATTGTCCGGGTTTTTTATCATTTAATCCAAACCTTGCCATTATTTCACTCTCATATACAGGAGGCAGGTCGTAACTGTCTATCTCTTGGGTTAAGTCTATTCTTTTATATTCTTTTTTAACCTCTTCATTACTTACAACTCCTTCTGGTTGATCAGATTGTTCTTCTTTATAATCTATTGCATTTTCAATAGGTATTTGATTTTCTGAATCAAGATCATTATTAGCTTCTGCAATTTCATCCATAGTCAAACCTTCTTTTTCTTGAAGGTCTGTTTTTTCTTCGGTATTTAATATTTCATCAATATCTGTATTGTCAGCGTATTGGTCGCTATCCATTTCATCAACATAGGATTCCATTCCTTGTTGTCTTTTAATGCTGGCGTATGCACCTTTTAAGTGCGGTTTAATACCACTGCCAATGTCATTAACCATTGCCTTGACAAAATCAGAAAATTTTCGCGCGCCTTTCTCTACATGATAACCACCTAAGACAAAAGCATAATAAGCTGTTTCTGGATCGGCTCCTGCATTGGTATTGTTTAGTTTTTCCCTGAGTTTTTGTCTGGCTTTTTCAGCCATTTCCTCAGTAAAAATCTGGTTTTCTCCTACTGGCCGATCATTTTCATTCTCTCCCTGTGAATCTCTCTCTTGATCTGTACCTTCTTTAGATGATCCTGCCTCTTCTTGTTCAATTCCTTCCTGAGCTTCTTCCTGAGTTTGTCCTCCTTCGTCTGTGGTTTCTTCTTGAATAGATTCCTGAGTTTCTTCATATTGTTGTTCGTTTTGTTGTTCAGCAATTCCCATCCGGGATTTAGTTTGTTCAATAACACGATCTTTACTTACATTCTTTTCAGCTTCTAAGAATGTTTTGTAAGTCTGTGTATCTTCTTTTCGGTTTTGTACTGCCGGGATAGTGCCGTAAAATTCGGTATATTCATTGGTGTTAAAGAAATGATCCACAACTTCATCTATCATATCTGGTTGCTGTTCAAACGCTTCCTGTTTGGTTGTCATTAGGTAGTCAACGATCATTCCTTCAACTTCTTCGGTACTTATTTGTTTACCTACGGAATCTTGTTGTCTATTGTCGAATGTCTCTCCGGGTATCTCACTGTTATCCCCGGTATTCTCGGCATTGGTTCCAGTCTGCTCTTGAACGCTTCCTTCATCCAACTGTGAAACGTTTCCTGATTCAGCGTTCCCGGTTCGTACTTCTTGTTCTCCTGTACCTGATTGATTAGTCCTTTCGGCTTTTCTTCCTTCCTCGCTTGATTGATTTGTTTCAGTCTCTTGTCTATCTTGCGTAGCAGTTTCTTTTCTTCCTTCCTGTTCAGTTTGTCCAATTTCCTGTTCAGTTTGTCCAGTTTTTTGAGATTCTTTTTGTTCTGCATTGACTTGTTCATCACTTCGTTGAACATCTTCTGTATTCTCTTCTTTTTCTTCTCCTGTACTCTCTCTTTCTGTTTCCTTATTAGTTTCTTCATTTTGCTGGGTTTTAGGTTCTACATGAATGTATAATTGATTTTTCGCAAAAGGATCATCTTTTGGAGTTTCATCTATTACTGTAAACTCTGAGTTTTCGTATTCTTCGTTAAGTTCGTTAGCAACCTTTTCAGCCTCTTTGCGCTTAGTAAATGTTTGATTAACCCGATAACTACCATCATCCTGTTGCGCTACTTCGTATTTTTCTGTATCCTTATTTCTTTGAATAGTGAGAACCGGATTTTGACTTTCCTGTGATTCTTGTTCCTGTCCTTGCTGTTGATCTGATTGCTGTTGTTCTTGTCCGGTTTGCTCTTCCTGTATAGGCTCTCCAATATTTTGAAATTCTGATTTTTGAACCTCTATGCTCTCAGGCATACTTTCCTCAGAAGTCTCTTTCAATAGGGTAACATTATCCTCAGAAACTTCATCAACTGTATAATTTTCTCCGTTATAGGATACTTGTTTGCCTTTTTGCAGTTGCCCTCCTTGTTCTTGTGCCTGTCCTTGTCTCTGCTCTGCCATTTTAGCCTGTGCCTGCATTTGTTCTGAGGCTTCTTGTTTTAACGTCACATTCTCTGCAAATTCATCAACACTGTGATATTCTACTTTGTCATTTTGCACGCTACTTGGAGCAACCTGTCTGGTTTTTCCTGTTTTTGGATTTAATGCAAAAAGTATGTTTGAAGGAAGCGATTTGTTATTTTCCGGGTTCCCTTTCAAAACATATTCTACTTCGCCATCCTCATTTTCAAATAAAGTGATAGCGTCTGTATCCGGGTTAACTAATTTTTCTGCCTCTTTTTTATTCTTTTCTTTCTGTAAATCCCTTTCAGTTTTTTCAGCTATTGCAGTACCTTCTTTAGCCTTCTTTGCAATCTGTTCAAATTCTTTCCTGTCAATATGTTTTGAACTGACAACATTCTCTTTTTTAATTTCCTTATTTTTGCCGTCTCTGGTTCTTGCAAAAAATGTATTCCCTTCTTTGTCTTTTTGCCCCATTAATTCGTAAACTTCCCCGTCACTTGTTTGTGCAAGTGTCATTCCTTCTTTTTTCCAGCGTTTCATGTCATTAACCGGAACGGCTCCTGAGCCTATTGTTCCTACAAATCCACCCATTAAACCACCTTTATAAGCGGCTTCTAATCCATTGCGGAGAATCTGATCTAAGTCTCTTCTGTCTTCTTCATCCATGTAAGTATTATGCAACACGGATTCAATCGTTTGCTGTACGCCTTCTTGTCCGGCTTCTTTATAACTTTGAGAGCCTAAACCCTTAGCATAACGCTTAAACAGTTTTGGGTTCTGTTTTGCGAATTTTGTTACAATATTGTTAGCCACTTTTGGATTGCTGATTAATTCAGATGCAACGGTTTTACCTAATACCTTTTTTCCAATCTTGGTATTTTTGATAGGCTTCATTATACCTTTAAGCGGTATCTGCTCAAGGAGCATTTCAGACGCACCAGCGGCCAAACCAACACCGTATTTAACACCGTCCGGGGCTTCCTGTCCTTGATTCCTGTAATATTCTTCTACCTCGTGCATTGCTGATCCAGCGGCAGACATTCCTATTGTACCAATAACAGCCTGTCCTACTGCACCAGCGGCGGCAGGGTTAAAATAAGAAGTTACAGCGGCAGCGGCAGAAGGTAGAGCATATCCCATGACTTCTCCCATTTCATACCAAAATCCGTCTTTTCCCATTCCTTCAACCTGTTTCTCCCGGATTAATTCCTTGCCTTCTTCTTTTATTTCTTCTCCGGCTTCCTGTAACCCTTCTCTACGTTGTTTTGTTTTTTCTTCAAACTCCTGACTTTGCTCATGAAGTTTACTATCTTCCCCTGTAATACCATGAACAATATCATTCCCTATTGTCTCTGCAATGCTTTGTTTAGGATCAAGCAATGCAGATTTATATTTGTTTTCGTGTGCATCCTGAGCAAAATTGCCAATTAAGTTTTTCGTTCCTCCCCAACCTTGACTGGATGTTTTTCCGATACCTTCTCCGGTTTTCTCTAATCCTGATTTATC